AACTGCAACAGCATCTAGTGGCATAGAAATTATTTGTAGCCACAACATATCATTTGCTAAGATGTAATCTGTACCGTTCATTACAATAAGGGGGGAGAGCTAGTATTACCTCTCCCCCCCCTCCCTTTAGGGAGCTATAAATAATAAGAAGCGTTCTACGCAATACATGCCTACACCAAAAAAAACATATTGCTTCACACTCAACAACTACACACAAGATGAGTACACCGCTATTTGCAGAACTGCGGAAAATGAGTGCATCTATGCAATCGTTGGTATCGAAACTGGAGAATCAGGAACTCCACACCTCCAGGGATATTGCATCTTTAAGAGAGCACATCGTTTCGATACAATCAAGAGTCGATATCTCCCTCGTTGTCATATCGAAGTCGCTGCAGGTGATGCAGGAAGCAATCGCAGATATTGCTCCAAAGATGGAAATTTTAAAGAATTTGGTACAATTCCTTCAAAACAAAAAGGAACAGGAGACCGGGACGCCATCGCTAGATCTTTCAGGACTCAATTGGAGTCCGGGCGAAATGGATTGGTTAGGTTCGTTGATGAACACCCAGGAGCCTGGTATTTCTCCGGACATAACCTGCTGCGAAACCATCTTCAGTGCCAGCCTGCAATTGAGAGACCCGATGTATCAGCCGAATGGTTCCACGGACCCCCCGGTATAGGGAAATCCAGAGCGGCGCATGAGTTATTAAAAGAAGCATTTGTTAAAGAACCAAGAACGAAGTGGTGGTCTGGTTATTTACTAGAAAAAGAAGTAATAATAGACGATTTCGGTCCAAACGGAATCGGTATAAACCATCTGTTAAGATGGCTAGATAGGTATAAGTGTTTCGTAGAAACTAAAGGCGGAATTATTCCGCTGTATGCAACTAAATTTATAATTACTTCCAATTTTACCCCTGGTGAATGTTTCCAAAATCTAAAATGGAAACATGGTCCAGATACAGTGTATGAAGAAGATCCTCAATTACCCGCCCTATTGAGGCGAATAAAAATAAAAGAATTTAAATATATTCAAAAATCCCGCGAAGCGGGTGATAAGCCCCGGAGGGGCGCGCTCTACTGACGTCACCGCAAGACTAATCGTACAAAACAAGCTAACGGCGCCTATATAAACATGGGACCCACAAATACAGATATCGAAAAAATCATTATATTTATGAAAATTCGAGCGAAGCGAGTCAGACTCTCTCTCCTTTGAATGGCTTACATGAAAAGGAAACGTGTGTACGCCCCTAGGCGTACTATGAAGAAAAGAAGAATAACTGTACGACGTCGTTTTACGAGGCGTACAAAAACAACTCAAACAGGTACCAGAGGACAGAGAGTGTCATCTGACATCAGGCAGCAACGTCCTAGGGCGAATATTAAAAGATGGAGGAGCATATTATGGAATATGTCGACACCTCTTACCCATTACAGATCTGCTGCTACTCGAAGCAATTCGTTTAGTGGAGCTACTGGTGGTAACCACGATTTATTTAATTTTAATGCATTAAGTGTTAGCAATGTTCCATTTTGGACAGTTGCAGGCGGGGTTTTGCCGGTAAGTTTTGGAACAGCTGCAGCAGACGTTGTTGCAGATTACTATGTGTTAAGAGGAGGTATGATAAGTATTCATACGATCGCTGCACCTTCTAATGAAGACGATCTGGAAGTGAGGATTCAACTAATATATCCGAAACAGCAGTGGAGGAATTTTCAAAATGCTAATAACGTAAGCCCTAGACAGGAGTGGTACGACGTCATAAGTGCGACTTATCCAAAAAATGTTGGGCAGACGTTACAAGATGAACCAGATTACGATACCTATTATCATAGGCCAATTTTGGATAAGGTGATGCTGTTAAAGCCCGGTGATGGCAACAAGATGCAGCACAAGTTGAAGGTGAATAAGATAGATGCAGATGAATTTAGACGTGGTATGGGCCCGGCCCAACCAGAATGGATGGTATATGTTGGCGGCCTAACTGCAACAGCATCTAGTGGCATAGAAATTATTTGTAGCCACAACATATCATTTGCTAAGATGTAATCTGTACCGTTCATTACAATAAGGGGGGAGAGCTAGTATTACCTCTCCCCCCCC